CATCAACATTGCCGTCAAAGCTGCCCGTGATGTTTGGTGCTCCGCTTTGTTGGGTGGTGCCGAGCTGGCGTCCGGGGTCGATGCCACGCCCGGCGTCAAGGCCGCGCACGAAGAGCCCCCGGTAATCAGGGGCTTTGAAGGTGCCGCCGCTCCCGCCGTAGGTGTAGCCGATGGCTTCAAACAGGGCGCAATAGGTGTCCTTATTAAGCGTTTGCCCGTGGCAGGGGAGCCAACCGACTGGGGCTGTGGCTCCTGCGAACATGACGATGGTGCCGGGCATGGCTCCGATGGCACTCCGCCAGCCGCTGAATGGGGTGTTGACGGTACTGTCGTAGGCGGCGTGCCAGCAGATGCCTGTGGTGTCGGCAAACTGGACGACGCAGTGGGAGGTGTCGTGCTTGCGGATTTCAAGTAGCCCGCTGGGTGCCGGGTAGGCGGCATTGGGCGATGAGGTGATGGCTAGGGTGAGGCGGCTCTTTTGGGGAAGCGCGTCGCAGAGGGCGGCCATGGTCAGGGTGTCGGCGTCAAGGGCTGCTCCATCTTTGACGGTCAGGCCTGTAAGGCTGGAATAGAGGTTCCAGCCCGCCCACTGGCTCGCGCTGCCGTCCAACGCGCCGATGACTTTGTGCTCGCCCATGTTGAGGTCGCCCGTCATGGCATCACCCGCTTTTAGAACGAAACCTTCGGTGGCTTTGTTGAGGTTGTCTGTGGCGGCTTGGATGGAGGTGTTGAGTTGGTCAACCTTGCCTTGGATTTCTTTCAATTTTTCTTCCGTGAAGGTGTCGAGGGTTTCCTTGACTTTCTGCTCCAGCTCCTGCATGTCTTTGAGCGAGGCGGCAGCGGTGGGGTTTTCGACGTAGAGGACGCTGGCGGAGCCTGTCGCGATGGTCATGACGATACCTTCCTCGATGAGGGAGGAAATGCCGACGGTGGGAATGTAGTCGGCGCTGTCCCCGGCGTTGGCATAGCCAAAGAGCACAGGCGTATCCCCGCTGCCAGCGAGGCGGGCGAAGATTCCCAGCTCACGCAGGTGGAAGTTGCCCTTGTCGCCCGTGTTGGTGAAGCTGCCTCGGGCGACGGTGACGCCCTGCTGGGTGTCGCTTGCGTAGGTTTTGGCAACGGGGACTGTGAAGAGGGGGTGGGCGAGGTCTGCCAGTGTTTCGGGGGCATCCGGTGCGGTGCCGTCGCCGATGCCAAAGTGGGTGAATTCGAGGCCGGAGCCTCCGGTGAGGGCGCGGGTCAGGAGCTGGCGTCCTGACAGGGTGACGGTATTATTGCTGAAATTAGCCATGTTCGTTTGTTGATGTGTTAATTATTAAGGAGGGCGAGAAGCTCTGCGGAATGTTCCAGCAGGGGGGCAAGGGTTGCGTGTTCCTCGGGCGTCAGGTGCCTGTCGGCGTCGTCCGCATGGGTCGCCAGGGCGTAGCGGGCGCGTTGCCGTCTGACGGTCATGCGCATTTGTGGCACGTAATTGACGGTGGTTGCGCCCGATACCATGACGGAGGTATCTCCCGTTTGCCTAGGGAAGGCGCGGATGCCTATTTGGTGGTCAGGATCCCAGCCGTTGTCCGGGCTTGCTAGGGCGATGAGACGCAGTTTCTTGCCCGTCAGCATGATGCCGCGCGGGAATGTCCAAGTGGCATAAGAGCTGGCGGTTTGGCGGACGGCATCAGAGCTGACGCCTATTTTGGCATACTCGCCGCTATCCCCGGCTTCGAAAATGCCAAGGTAAGACTGCGTTGTCGGGACGCGGTCGGGACGAATATAGAGGGAAATGGACTCCAATTCACCGGTCGGCAGGTGCATGGGGTCGAGTTCGATGTACTGCACCACGGCGTTGCTGGTGCCTGTTGCCGTTTCCGTGGTTGTGCTCTCGTTATCAAAGAGAGCGGTATCTATAGCCGCGTCCAGCTCGGCATTGTCGATGGCATCGGCAGGGGAGAAATCTTCCCCGCCGATGCTGATTTTGGAGCCGCGCAGGTAGAGGGGGAGGGACGGCTCGCCGATGAAGACGCATGGCTCGGATATGCCGTAGGGCAACAGCTGGATGGGGCTGAGGGTGTAGCCTAGGAAGAGACGCGTTTGGTAGGTGGCCGGATCTGTGTAAAATTGGTAGCTGGTGGACGCGCTGATGGATGTCAGGGTGGTGGTAAAGCCAATCTGGCTACCCGTGAAGGTGGTGTTGGTGGCGTTGCCGCGTATGCTGAGCAGGACGGCACCGTTCGCGCCCGTGATTTGCACGGCTCCCACCTGCGGCGTGCCCTTCATGTCTTGGTAATTGCCGGAGGAGGCGACGGCGGCCAGCCTGTGCCCGGTCTGCCCCTCGGCAAGGAGGACGGTTCCGGCTGCCGTATCGGTAGCCGGGTTGACAGAGGCTTCGATGGAGCCGCCCTCGGTGATAAAGCGGCTCAAGGCCTCGCTGATGAGGACGGGCAGAGTCTCGTTGAGATGAGCGTGGGTGACAAATTCCCCGCTGTCGAGAGGCTGATATTGCACGGGGACATTGCCAGTGGAGAGCCGCAGGGAGAATCTCTTGCAGATGGCGGTGTTATCCCCGGCGGCGGGGATGTAGTCCGCCTTGTCGCCCGCGTTTCCGTAGGCGATGAGCGTGTCGCCGCTGTACAGCCCGAGCTCGCGTTGAGTGAAGTCCGCCTCTACGGTTGCGGTGGAGAGCAACGCGCTCACGACAACGGCTCCGTTGGAGGCGGTGACGGTTTCAAGGGGCAGTCGCTTGACTTCCTGCTTGAGGGCGGTCAGCCCTTTAGGGTTTTCCCCCTCGGCAAGGGTGCCGCTGCCAAGGGCGAGGGAGGTCAGCCGGAGGGGGGATCCTGACAGCAGCAGGGAGGACAGGAGCTGTGCCCCGGCGTCCGTCAGTGTGAGAGTGGTGTAGAGTGCCATATTATTTGGTGATGGTTGATTGTTCGTTTGTGTGTGTCGAAAGGTCTTGTCCAATGCCGAGAGTGGCGGCAAAGGTGTTGTCCTGCCATGTGGCAATGTCGGGGTAGATGACCGTTTGGAAGGAGACGCCGAGGCCGATGTTGAGCGGCAATGCTGCGATGGTGTCGGCGTAGATGCTGTCGAGCCACTGGCTCTTGCGCTTGACGTGCTCCAGCATGCGCAGGAGCTTTGCTTCGTTCTCGGCGGACAGAGTCGCGGCGTTGGCAACGTTGATGCGGAAGTAGTGGGGGCGGCCTCCATACTGATAGAACTCCTCAATGGTCGCCTCGCCAAACACGGAGGTCACGACATCCCGCACGGCCTTGACAGTGCCGAGCCGCCTGTACACTTGGTCGGAGGCGAGCAGCAGGGCTCGTTTCTGGTCGTCGCTGAATGCCTTGTCGTACCATAACACGTGCAGCTCTTCCGCCAGGGCGTCCAGTTCCTCCGTGGCGAGCATGCCTAGGGCATCCCAGGTCGAAAGCTTAGAGATTTCCCTTGCCAGCAGCCGCAGGGCATCGGAGGCCGCCGAGGCCAAGGCCAGGTTGCCCTCGTCGCGCCGCATGAAGGCGGGGAGCAGACGCTCCAAATCGATGTCTTGCAGCTTCATTCCGCGACGATGATGTGGCTAATGTTGAGCTTGCCGCTCCAGCGGGCGATCTGGGCATCGCTGACAGTGGCAAAGGCGGGTTTCACGATGTCGAGCCTGAGGCAGGAGCGCAGCAGGTAGGCCATGAGCCGCTGCGGGTTGATGTCGCGCCCGATTGCCCCCTGCTGCCACGCATTGTACTGAGCCAGCAGCCCGCCCTCGCCCTCAATTTCCCGGACGCACGTGCTTTCGTCCGCCTGCTCCACGTAGTAGCACAGCTCGATGTCGTAAGGCACGGCCTCCGGGGCATGGACGGTCACAAGGTCGTTGAGGGGCTTGACGGCATCGTCGGTCACGGCGGCAGTCACAGCGGAAAGAGTGCCTGCGGAGGGGGGCGCGCCGCCGTGCTCGGTGATGTAGATGTCTACGGTGCCCGCCGTCTGGCTGGAGATGATGGAAACGCCCTCGACGTTGGCGGAGGCGGAGCGGGCGTAGTACTCATAGCTTGCTGCGCCGCCCGCGCAGGAGAAACCGGCCACGGCAAGCCGGATGCGCTCGCGGTAGTTGTCATCCCCGCTGCCGTCGTCGCCGTTGTCCGGGTCAACGGCCAGCGGGTAAGGCTCGCCGTCATCGCCGCCGCTTGATTCGGTCGTGTTGATGACGCCCGTGACGTAGGGCACCTTGTCGACAAAGGATTGGATGGCTCCTGCAGGGACGCCGTTGGTGATTGAGCCGCCCACGGTGGCGGTGGCTGGCACGCCGGATACCTCTGTCGCCCCGGGCTGGATGACCGCTGCAGCCGACGTGGCAAACAGGACTTTGTTGTCCGCCGTGACCGTGGTGCCCGCCGGAATGGTGATGGCATTGGGGCGCACGGTGGCTAGCGTGAAGGTCAGTTGCACGGTGGCGGGTACGGGCGCGATGCGGCGGCAGTTGACGCGTTCGCCCAGCGCGTCCAGCTGGTAGCCGCCAGCGTAGGCCAGCAGCCGCGCCTTGCAGTGCTCGTTGGCGGCGTTGGCGAACACGCCCAGCACGTAGGCCAGAGCTTCGGCAAAGATGCGTCGCTCATCGCCGGGGTAGAGAGGCTCGCCTGTGCGCTCTTCCATGCGCCTGAGCATGTCCAGACGCAGGGCTTCGGTATCGACTTCTGTAAAATTGGCTTCGCTCATGAGATGGTGGTGGTTGTGGTGTAATCGCCCTCGCTGTCGCCGTCTGCTAGGAGCAGGTCGCCGAACTGGAGGCGCGGCTCGTAGTGCTCGATGACCCAGTAGGCCGCCGCTTGCAGGTAAGGCGCGGCGGCTGTGGCGGGCATGTCGACGATGTCGGCGCGGATGCCGCGCAGCTGGTCAAGCGGCACTTCCCCGCGTGTCAGCTGCAAGAGGTTGTTGGCGCATGTCTGCGCCTTGCTGTTTCCTGATTTGAGCATGGTTAGACTCCGTAAGATTTCCGTGTTGATGCCAGCAGCTCCTTTGCATCGAAGACCGAGGAGGCTTCCGCCTTTTTCGCCGCATTTTTCGCCCCGACCTTGGCTGCGCTTTTGCCGCCCTCCTCCGTCTCCTCCACCGTGTCACAGGGTACGCGCAGCAGGATGTTCTCGGCAAAGGACAGGTAGATGTCGGCGCGGTAGACCGAGCCATCTGCGGCAAGGTCGAGGTTGGTGAAGTGCAGCTCGACGCTCTGGAGCATGAAGCGGCTGCGGCTGATAGGCAAGGCTCCCACGAAAAAGTAGTTGGACTTGCCCAGGCTCCGCATCCATGCCTGATGCACATCCACCGGGTTCTGCCCGGTGGTGTACTTGTTGACCTGAACGGAGATGGAGAACTGCTTCTGCTTGTCGCCTCCCTTGACTTCAAGCGGATTTTGCGCCTCCGCTGTTTCCTGCTGCTCCGCCTCCAGTTCCGAGGCATACGACAGCACGCCGTCCCAGATGCCCGCAGAGGCGATGTTGGCGCGTCCCGGCGGCAGCAGCAGGTAGGTGCCCCACATAGCGGTGTAGGGACAGAGGGTGTTCAGGTTGGAAAGGAGGTTTGTCATTGGGGTGTCGAGGTGGGAGTGCCTAAGTTGCCAAAGTGGGTGTGCTGCATGAGGGAGACGCCTCCCGCTGTGACATCGCCGTCTGCTGTCAGTTCGCTTTGGCACTGAACGGCATCAGTCACGGTCAGGGAGCCGCGCAGGGTGTTGTCCCATTCGCCGTCGGTGCGCCCGATGATGTAGCCGCCGTGCTCGTCGTCCTCGAGGTAGTAGACCTCGTCGCCGGGCTGGAGATTGCCCATGGTCGCCCGCCAGTAGAAGGGCACGACGAGGGGACGGGTTACAATGCCCGGGTGCTCGGCGGGCACGACGACCGCCGTGCTGCCGGACATGCTTTGTACTGTGCCTTTGCCTGTTGTCATGCGGTTAGTAGGTTAAAGGTTCGCGCACCCAGAGGGTGGAACGCTTGTTGAGGAGGTCGTGCCGGAGGCGACATACAAACGCTTTGCCTGCCCAGCCCTTGCAGAGCAGCGTGATGACAGACCCGGCAGCCAGCTGTCGCTGTGTGCTCATCTCCAGCTCCGCCCGCTTGCCGCGCTTGTTGATTTGGCGCAGACGGGCTTGCGCCGCCGCGTTGGCGTCTGCCTGCCCCGCCCAAGCCGCCTGCACGGTCTCACGGAAGGTCTTGCCCGTTGTCACCGAGCTGTCGCTTGCCGTGCCCGTGTAGCTGCCGTTGCGCAGTTCGCACGCGGCGTAGGTAGAGTGGCGGTCATCCGTGACCATCACCTTGTCCGATACGGACAGCGTGAGGGTTTTGGAGGGGGCGCGGTTTTCCATGGCACGCTCCCCGTACAGGCAGAGTGTGCCGTTGTAGACGAGGAAGGACACGCCCGCCCGCTGGCAAGCATCTTGCAGGAAAGCAAGGTCGCTTTTGCCTCGCTGCTGGCTGTATTTCATCTGCGTTTCCGGCACATCGTAGAGTTTCAGCCGGAGCTTGTTGTCGCTGGCTATCTTGCTGGCCAGCCGGGGCAGACCCAGCCCGTCGAACGAGCGGCTCTTGAGGGTGTAGGCCGTTTTCGGGACGCTGTAGGCTTGCAGCTGGTATCGCCCGTCCGTTGGCTTGAGCGCGTCAATGTACAGCTCGCCGCTGTCCAATGCGCCGTCGGTGATGCGCACCGTGTCGCCCTGCGCCGAAGGCTTCCAGTCCGCCCATTGCTTTTTGGTGTCGGCAAAGGTGAGTTGCAGGGAATCAGGCTCGCCCTCGGCGTGCATGTCGTAGAGGCACCCGGTCACTTGGATGCTGTCCGTAATCTCCTTGCGGTTGTAGTAGACGCGCAGCCCGCCTGTCAGCCGCTGGTCGGCATCCTCTGTCAGGGAGAGCGTCAGCAGCGCATCATAGATGTCTCCGCCAGCGGTGATGCCTTGTGCATCCATGGCAACGGAGGTCAGCATGAAGGGGCAGCCGCCCACGTTCGCCCCCAGCAACAGGCTTTTGGCAAGGTTGATGGCGTTGTCGGCTGACAGAAGCTTGCGCCAGTCGGAGGTTTGCAGGGCGTCAAGAGCGGCGAACGCTAGGGTGGAGCTGACGCCCCGCGCCAGATACACGCCGCCGGACAGCCCTTTGAGGGCATCGAGCATGGCATAGGTTGCGCGGGGGTCGGCTCCCGCCAGTTTCTGCACGCGTATGGCTATGCTGCATTCCTGCGGCTCGCGCCCGGTGACTTTCATCATGCCCGTTTCCTCATCGACTTCTGTCTTAACGCGCGTAGACAGCGAAAAGTCCTGCACGGGCAAAAAGGTATTAGTGCCTGTGATAGCCCCGAACGGTATGCCGTTCCAGATGACGTGCGCTCCCAACATGCTTATTGCCTCCACGGCGGCAGAGCCGCTTTCAGGTCAGGGGTTTCAATTTCCGGGACGCGGAGGACTTCGCCTCCCTCAAACACGACGATGGACGCATACAGCGGGTTGGCTGCGATGAGCTTGTGCATCAGCGTTTCCTCCGTCCAGAGCTTAAACGCGATGCCCGCCCATGTGTCCCCGGCGTGGGCTGTGTAGGACTCAGACATAGCGGTGCGCCCTCCTTTCTTCCATGGCCTCTTCAATCATGTCCATCAACTGCGGCATGCAAGCGCGAAGCTGCGCAGCGATGTC